AAGAATGGAACACGTTTCATCGCTTCTATTACTTCTACAGTTGTCAATGATCCAAAGCTTCAGGAGTGTGAGCCTAATAGTATCATTACTGCTGCATTCCTTGGCGAAGCGCTCAACTTATCTCCTTCTCCTCAGTTAGGACAGTACTACTTTGTACCTTACAAGACTAAGAGAGGAACAGTTGCACAGTTCCAGCTTGGTTATAAAGGCTACATTCAGCTAGCTATCAGAAGTGGACAGTATAGAAAATTAAATGTTATTTCGATTAAGGAAGGCGAATTAATCCACTATGACCCTCTTAATGAAGAGATTGAAGTCAGATTGATTGATGATGAACTTGTAAGAGAGAACGCTAAGACAGTCGGCTATTATGCAATGTTTGAATATACAAACGGCTTCAGAAAGACAATGTACTGGTCAAAAGAAAAGATGGAAGCACATGCGCTTAAGTATTCTCAGGGATATGCAGCAGATAAAAGAAAAGGTACTAACTGGACATTCTGGTCTAAAGACTTTGACGGAATGGCATACAAGACTATGCTCCGTCAGTTGATCAGTAAGTGGGGTATCATGTCAATTGATTTACAGAATGCCATTGATGCTGATATGGCGGTAATCAATAGTGATGGTACAAAAGAGTATGTTGATGCTCCTGTTACATTTGTAAACGATGAAGAAACACAGGCACAGGAAGAAGCACCTAAAGCAATCGCAAATGAAAGTTCAGCACCTAAAGCACCACAGTCACACGAAGAAGCTGACAAGGTTCTAGAAGAGGCGATGATCAATACCGATTTCGGTGATGCTGAATTTGGTGACTTCGATGATGGTTATGATTATGAACAGTTCTAATTAAAGAAAGGAAGACATGAGGGATGGATGAAAAAAGAAGATGGATCAAGTTATACATGATGGACTACGACGAAGTCTATCATGATTCAAAAATGCTACACCTTTGGATTGACATCCTTCTTCATGCCAATCCTGTTGATTACTATCATCATGGCCAGCTTATCAAAAGAGGACAATGCATCTTGTCTCTAAGACAGGTATCAGAAAGATGTGGGATGGCGAAAAACACCATTACTAAATATCTTCACCTCTTAGAAGAGTGCGGAAAAATCAAATTAGATATATCTAGAAAAGGCACTCTTATAACAGTTGAGAACTGGGACAAATATCAGAACCGTGTCTCACCTAGTGTCCTAAAAATAGGACAAGAAGTAGGACAAGAGGTAGGACAAGAGGTAGGACAAGAGGTAGGACAAGAAGTAGGACGTAATAAGAATAAAAGAATAAAAGAAATAAAGAATAAAAGAAGACTGTCTGTCAGTGACTCTGACTTGTCTGATTTAAAATCTTTTCTTATTGAAAATGACTTTGAAGAAGTTGCCGATGAAGTAATAGAAACATGCAAACTCTATGGACTTGAGAAAATAACCAATCTAAAGAATTTTGCTTTAGCAGTGGCAAAAGAAAAGAAATGGTACCAGAAGAAAAAGAAACTTAAAAAAAGAGTAACTGAAGAGGATAAAGAAGAATTAAGGCGATTAGCGGAAGGACTATACGGAAATGATGAAGAGCAAGTCTCTGATGAAGAGGTTGCCGAATTAAGAAAATCAATGGAAGAACTAGGAGGGGATTTATAACATGACAAATTTTGAATTTTATGAAAATGAAATTAAATCTAGAGGTTTCAATTTTGCGGTAGATAAATCAAACGGTGAATTATTCTGCTGTAAGGAAGAAGGATCATGCGATAAATGTGTATTTTGTCCTGATACAAAGGGATTGATAGATAAAAGAGCTAAATTCGTGTGTTCAAAAATCAATATCGTTAGATGGCTATATCAGAAGCACAAGATAAAAATGAATGCTCTGGAGCACGGCTTACTTGAATATATGCTATCTGAAGGCTATGAATGGGTATCACGTGATGATGATTTCACAATCGCGTTTTTCACATTAAAGCCAATTGAAAAGGAAGGTACTTGGTTCTCTCCTGAGGGCGGATTTGATGAACCACTCAATTGTCTTCCTCTTTGTGAGAAGTTATTTGAATTCCTAAGAGAAGACGAATTATTTGAAATAAATGAATTACTAGGTACATGTGAGGTGGTCAATGATGCTGAAGAATAAAGAAGAGAGAACCTCATTTTTAAGAAATGAGAAGAACTGGGAAGCTGAGTATTTAACAGCTGATATTAAAATGTTGACTTTAAAATTAACACCTAAACTATATGTCAGAAAAATTCAAGTGATGGGCTTTAATAAATATTTTAAAAAAAGTGGATGGTATACGCAGTTTACTAAGTTCTTTTATCCTGATGATCTATATTATGGTCCTAATGCTTCAGATACAGAATTATTAAAATATTTAACTGCACATAAAGATGATGATTACATTGAAGACTTAGAAGTAGAAGGAGAACAGTAAAATAATGAGAATAAATGAAGTGTTAACAAGAGTCGATGAAGATGAACTCATTGACATTAGATGTAAAAGTTGGAATTTTTGTATACAAGGAACAAAATGGGAAATCACTCATAGTGACACATTCATGGATAACCATTTTGGAGATATGTTAGTAACTCATATTGAAGTAAATGATTCGCCAAGAGGACACGCAATCATGCTATTGGCTGATTAAGGAGGAACGATAATATGCCGAACTGGTGTGCCGGTACTCTTAGAGTACGCGGGAAAAAGAAGGATTTACAGAACTTCGTTTTGAAAGGATTGAAACCTTGCGGTACTTTTAAAAATGAACCTGTCAAACTTGAACTAGATGAATACGGATATGTAGACTCTAACGTAACATGTTGGATTGAAGGAACGAATAGAGGATTCGTGAATAATTTAAATGTATGTTTTGATAGAGATGATGAAGATGATTATATTCAGACTATAGCGCTGGATGCAGAATTCGCATGGAATATCCGATCAGAAGAATTACTGAAAGTATGTAAGAAGTATCATATTGATATGAGAATCTACGCTTTCGAGATGGGAATGGAATTCAACCTTGAAATTGAAATCATTAACGGAAAGATCACGAAAGAATCCTATTTCGCATTCCAAGACTATATGTGGGAATGTATCTGTCCAAACATGGGAGGCTAAGCATAATGGTGAATTTTAGTGCCGAAAAAGTACAGGAAATTGTAGAAGAAAAGGAAGCTGAATATAACAAGCTAGAAGAAGAGTATTCCTTTTTAAAAGAAGAATACGGAGAACTGGAAGAAGTATGCCAAGATTTAAAAAAAGAAAACAATACTCTTAAAAGAAAGTGCGAAAGTTATGAAAAAGCAAACAAAACTGTATTGTGCATCTATCATGAAGACTCAAAAAAGATGGAAGATCTTCAGAAATTAAACAATAGACTTGTTAAAAGCTGCAAAAAGGCTAACAGAGATTTCTTTATCTTAGCAGCAGCTTATGCTGCTACACTGATGTTGATGATTTACTTATTTATCAGATAGGAGTGATATAGATGTTTTTATTGCAGGTATTAGGAAATGTATTTTGTGTGTTTGCTATTCTCATGCTGATTATTGGTATTCTTATTGCAATATCAGTGATTGCTATTGCAGTTTTCGTTATCGTGTCAATGATTGTGAATGGCATCGAAGAAGATAAGGAGAATAATAACTTATGACAATAAATGACAAGGAGGAACACTATTAATGCTTAATCGTGCTTTATTAGTCGGAAGACTTACAAGAGACCCTGAACTAAGAAGAACAGGGAGTGGAAAGGCAGTCACTTCTTTCAATCTAGCAGTAGAAAGAAACTTCAAGAGTGATGATCAGGAGGCTGACTTCATTAACTGCGTATGCTGGGGGAAGATTGCGGAAAATACAGAACGTTACTGTTCTAAAGGTTCGATGGTTTCTGTTGATGGTCGCATTCAGACAAGAAACTATGAGAACAATCAAGGTCAGAAGGTATATGTTACTGAGGTGATTGCTGACTCTGTACAGTTCATTAACACTAGAAAAGAAAATCAAACTGCACCACAAGCACAAGTAAATAATCAAGCACCTGTTAATAACTATGCGAATAATGGACTGATTCAGCAGTTTGAGGATGAAGGCTTAATCATGGATGAAGAGGATATCCAATTCTAATGAGCAAGTACAACTCAAGAAAAACTACAGTTGACGGCTTTACATTCGATTCCAAGAAGGAAGCAAAACGCTATTTGGAATTGAAACAAATGGAAAAAGATGGATTAATTCATAATCTACAATTACAGGTACCTTTTGAGTTAATCCCTCCTTTTGAAATCGAAATTGATGGGAAGAAGAGAAAGAGAAGAAGGATGGAGTATATTGCTGACTTCGTCTATTACATCAATAACGTTAAAGTTGTGGAAGATGTCAAAGGCAGAAAAACAGAAGTATATAAGATTAAGAAAAAGATTTTTGAATATAAATTCAAAACAACGATAAAGGAGACGTAGGATAATGAAAAATTTACAAATGTTAACATCAGAAGAAACAGCAGACTTATTTGGTATTTCAATGGAAACATTGAGAATGTGGCAAGAGACGGGAGTGTTATTACCTATCAAAACAGAAAAAAATTACATGTACTCGCAAAGTGCAATCGAAAGATTTCAAGAAAAGTATGAAGGGTTTGATATGTCAACACCTGAAGGAGTTAATAAAGCATATAACACTCTTAATATAAATGAGACAAAAGCTACTATAAAAGAGATTGGTGAAAATATTGAGCATGTAAAATTAAGTCGCTCCGAGATTGCATATAGCAAAAAAGAACTAAGAAAAAAGAAAATTTTAAAGCTTGTGAAAAAAAGAGAAAATGAAGGTGCATACTTCACAGGCACTAACAAGGAATTAGAAAAACAATTCAACTGTTCGTGTACAACAGTTGTTAAGTGCATCAACGAACTAATTAGTGAAGGAAAATTATATAGACATATTGATGTATATGGTGGTGAAAGAACTCTTTCAACAAAGCCATTTAAATAATATTTAATACAACACAGGGCATTGAGTTCTCTATATTTAACTCATAAGAAAATTTAAAATAAGAAAATCTATATGGATTACTCTTAATAGATTCTTTTCTAAAAGCAAGATCCTCTCATGAACTTGATGCCCTAACATATTTTTCTATTCTTAAACCAACAAACAACAGCAGTGTCATGGCTTTACTTCAATCTCATTCACCTTCTTTTGCAAAGAATAAGAGTATGAAGCGCTAATTTTGCTATCCAACTATAAAGTTATGATGTTGCTGGGAGAAGAGAAGACACAAATTGAAAACCAATAGGAAGAGTAAAGGACTGTTTTCTTCTTCTCCAGAAAGGAGGTTAAATGGGAAACTTTGTTTTATATCGTAACGGAAAAAGAACCGATATAACTGGATCAATAGAAAAGATAAGTCAGTATGTTGATGCTACTCAATTAGCTCTAAAACATAGATGGCAACGTATATATAAACATGAAAGTGTATTTTCAAATGAAATACCTATTAAAATAGGGAGTGCATACGATAATGAGGAATATATGGCAAATGTATTTGCTCATAGAAAAGTACACAAGAAAGAAAAGAAAAGAGCAAGCTATGAAGATAGGCAGTTCTATGTTGTCTATGACATGAATGACAATGTAATTATTGCAGGCACTGCTGAAGAATGCGCTAATAGGCTATCCATTGGATTAGCTAGTTTCTACTGCAAGGCAAGCAATCAGCACAGCGATAAATACAATGCAAGGCATCCTAGCACTGCCCCAAGAAAATATTATGTATATACTTTAAAAGATAAGGAGGAGTGAAATTAATTTGTTTTTTATTCTATTTGTACTGGTGATAGTGATTTATTTATTTTTTATTTTTGAGTAATCAGGAGGTAACGTATGACAGCCGAAGAAGTCAGAACATATTTAAAATCATATAGAAATCTAAAGGACAAAGCAGACTATCTACAGAATAAGTTAATAAACGTTAAAGCAATCTCATATAGAGACAGTCCAACAGGTTCATACAGTGAGCCCAAGACGCAGAATGACTATATCTTGATGAAGGATAGGTGTTTAGAAGAAATGGCTCTCATACGTCAAAATATAGACAAACTAGATGATATCAATCATAGGGATGTACTCTTTTATCGATACATCGAACTAATGAGTATCTATGATACTGCTGACATGCTGCATGTATCGCAGAGAACAGCAGAGAAGTATATACATGATGCAATTGAAAAGATGATTGTTATTTTATCTTAACGTGAATACACGGTTATAAACGTTAAACGGCGCAACATTGCGCATTTAAATGTTATATAATGGTAAAAAGAGGCAAATTAAGCAGAGAGGCATAATAAAGCCTCTTTTTTTATTACTTGATGAGAAAGGGGTGCGACTATGACAGAAAAGCAGAAACTATTTTGTGATGAGTATCTAAAAGATACTAATGCTACAAGAGCATATCTAGCAGTATATGATAATTGTAAAAGCGCCACCAGTGCAGCACCTCTTGCTTCTAAGCTTTTAAAGAAAGAAGAGATACAAAAGTATATCTCTGAAAAGATGGAAGAGATTCATAATGAGAATACTGCCGACATTCAGGAGATAGTTGAATATCTAACATCTGTTATGCGCGCTAAATCAGAGTCTTATGTAATGATCATGAACGGTAACGGTATGCAGAAGGTCATACAGAAGCCTCCGGACGAGAAAGAAAGGCTTAAAGCTGCTGAATTATTAGGCAAGCGTTTTGGTATGTTTACGGAAAATGTAGATGTTACATCGAACGGCAAGACAGTAATCGTGGATGATATAGATGAAAGTTAGTTTAAAGTCCATTATTGGTCCTGCTTTCTATGATGTTCATAAGCATATCAAAAACAATGATTACACGCACTATTGGTTAAAAGGTGGCCGTGGATCATTGAAGTCTTCATTCATTGGTACTGAAATTCCTTTAGGCATCATGAGGGATGCACAAAAGGGACTGATGAGCAATGCAGTTGTTATCAGACGTGTAAAAGATACATTGAGAGGTTCAGTATATGAACAAATCAAATGGGCTATTTACATGATGAAAGTTGAAAATGAATGGGAGATGCCTGACTCAAAACTGCAGATGACTTACAAGCCAACAGGACAAGTCATCATATTTAAAGGTGCTGACAATCCTAAAAAGTTGAAATCAACAAAGGTGTTTGTAGGTTATATAAAATATGTTTGGTTTGAAGAATGTGATGAGTTTGAAAGTCATGACAAGATAACCAATATCAATCAGTCTTTGCTTCGTGGTGGTCCTGAATATTGTGTGTTCTACTCTTTTAACCCTCCTGAAAGCCAAAGAAATTGGTGCAACAAAGAAGTTTTAGTAAAAAGGGATGATACATTCGTATCTCACACTACTTATCTTCAAGCACCGAAAGAATGGCTTGGAGAACAGTTTTTAATTGAAGCTGAACATATGAAAAAAGTTAAGCCTGAAAAATACTGTCATGATTATTTAGGTGAAGTTACTGGTACAGGCGGAGAGGTTTTTACAAACCTTGATATACGTGAGATAACCGACGAGGAAATACAGGTATTCGATAGATTAAAAAACGGATTGGACTTTGGTTATGCTGGTGACCCATTGGCATATGTCAAAGCAAACTATGACAAGACGCGCAGGCGTCTTTTTATTTTTGGTGAAGTATATGGAACTAGACTATCAAATGCCAAGGCCGTGAAACTCATAAAAGAGATTAACCCGCTCAATAAGCTAGTCACTGCTGATTCAGCTGAACCAAGAACCATTAATGAATTCAAGTTATTAGGTCTCAATATCATCGGTGCAAAGAAAGGCGCTGACAGTGTGGACAATGGAATAAAGTTCCTTCAGGACTTAGACAAGATAATTATAGATCCTGTTAGATGCCCCAATGCTGCACGTGAATTCAATGACTATGAAATTGAAATGGATAGAGACGGCAACCTTAGAGGGGAGTTCCCCGACAGAAACAACCACACTATAGATGCGGTTAGATATGCTATAGAAAATGAAATCCTTATGAAGAAGGCAAGAGCAGGAAAGAGGAGATTTTAAAAGATGTATTATACTTTCACGATTCCACGAGAAAAATTCGACGAGACAAACATAGACAGAAGCATGATCCTTCGTCTCATTGCTAAGCATTATAGTATTCGTGCTCCTGAGATATTGAAGAATGTTGGCTATTACTTTGGTAAGCATGCCATCATGAACAGGAAAAAGAAGTTCAAGAACCAGCCGAACAATAAGATCATGGTAAATCATGCTAAAGATATATCAGATACAGCAACGGGCTATTTTCTTTCAAACCCTATCACATTCAAGAAGAATACAGAAGACGGCAATATTGACAAGCTGACAGGTGCTTTTGTTGATGCTGAAACAGATGATACAGATTCATGCAATGCTATCAATATGTCACGTGCTGGTGTCGCTTATGAGTATGTTTACTTATGTGAGCATGAAAGCAAGCTGATGACCAAGACACTTGACCCATTGTCAACATTCAAGGTTTTCGATGCTTCAATTGAACAGCATGAACTATTCAGCGTTTATTATTCGATTGAAAAAGATGATTCTACTGACAGGTTCAATATCATCGCAACAGTAACAACTGAGAACTATGTCACAAGAATCGGAATCACATGCAATGAGGAATTTGAAAAAGGCGAGTTTTCAGAACTAGGTGAGCCTTACCAACATTTCTTAGGTGAGGACCCTATCATTGAGTATAGAAACAACATGGACTGCATTGGAGACTATGAACAGCAGATTTCTCTAATTGACGCATACAATACATTATGCTCTGACAGAATCAACGATAAGGAGCAGTTCATTGACGCAGTACTTGTTGTCTATGGTGCTCTTTTAGGTGATGACGATGAAGAAGCAACAAAAGCGCTCCAGGCTATCCGTAAGAATGGTGTTATGGAACTTCCTAGTGATGCACGCTCTGAATATCTGACTAGAACATTTGACGAGAATGCTGTGGAAACACTCAAGCGCTCAATAAAGGAAGATATCTATTCACTTTCTCATGTTCCTAATCTGACAGATGAAAACTTTGCTGGCAACAGTTCAGGCATTGCCATTCAATATAAGCTTCTAGCACTTGAGACTCTCACCAAGACAAAAGAGAGATATTACAAGAAAGGGCTTAAGAAGCGTATAAGAATGTTCTGTACTTACCTCAATCTAAAGGCAATTGCTGCTGATCAGTCAATGATTGAGCCTGTATTTACAAGAGGACTCCCACAGAACCGTCTTGAATTATCACAGATTATTGCGAATCTTAAAGGTGTTGTATCAACTAAGACACTTCTTGCACTCCTTGACTTTGTTTCAAACGTCGATGATGAAATGAAAGAAGTCAAAAAAGAAAAACAGGAAGCACTTGAAACACAGAAGCAGTTATTTGATACCGAAAATCAGAATACTCCTCCAGAAGATGAAGAAGAAACAGATGATCACAAGGAAGATGGTAATAATGATGATGACAAAGACAAGGAATAATAGTGCTCTGTTATGACTAACATCAAAAACATAAAGTACTGGGAGATGCGAGAAGCAAGGAACATGTACAAGGATATGCAGTTGGCTGAGGACTGCGCCAAAGAGTTGAGCGTAATCTATAGCAAGGCTGCAATCTACACTGCCAAGCAGATTGAGGGGATATTCAATAGATTCGCTTCAAAGCATCATCTAACAAGAGACGAGGCTATTAATCTTCTTTCAGAGGCTGACAGTAGAAATTTCGAAAAACTGCTTGAGGTATACAAGAATAAGACAGGCGCCCAAAAAAGAGAGGTACTAGCAGAATTGGAAGCCCCAGCATACAAGAACCGTATGAAGAGGCTTGATGATATTAACAAGTCAATTAATAAGCTGATTAATGCCATTGAATCCAAGGAAAGAGATGCAATAGACAAGACAATGCGAAAGGTCTATGAAAGCAGTTATCACCATGCAGTATATGAAGCTGCAAGAATGAGCGGTCTAGATCTTCAGACAGGTCCTATTGATGAAGGCGCTCTTGAAACCATTCTGAAAAAGAAATGGTCAGGTCAGAACTATTCCGAAAGAGTATGGAACAATACTCAGAAGGTGGCCGATGCACTAAAAGAGGAGATCATGATAGGAGCACTTACAGGAAAGACAGAGAAGGAAATGACCGACTCAATCAACGAACAGTTCCTATCAGGTAGAAATAAAGCTAGAAGACTTGTAAGAACCGAATCATCATACATTCACAATGAGGCGCACTTCCAGGCTTACAAGGATTACGGCATAGAGGAGTATAGATTTGTTGCAACACTAGACCTTAGAACGTCCCAAATTTGCCGTGAGAGGGACGGAAGTGTATACAGTGTTAATAATGATAAGAAGATAGGTGTAAACGCCCCTCCAATGCACCCATGGTGTCGTTCTACAACTATTATGAATCTTGATGATGAAACTATGCATAATCTAGAAAGATTTGCAAGGGACCCTGTTACAGGTGAAAGGATGAAAGTTCCAGCGGATGAGACTTATAAAGAGTGGTATCAGAGAATGGTTGAAAAGCATGGTACAGATGCAATTAACACTGCTGAGAAGTCAGCTAAGAATTATTCTAGTGATAAGAAACAGCAGAAAAAATACCTCAGTTCATTTGATAAGGAAAATATGTCATTATCACAATTAGAATTCCAAAAATCGAAGAATAAAAATAAAGAGGATTCGAAGAATAAAAAGAAAGAAGTATTGAAGAATCTAAAGACTCATGTTAAAGATGCATCGGCTTCTATTGGTCAAGATAAAATAGTTCCTGTTAAGAAAGAGGAAAATACCAATACAAAATTAAATAAAAAGAATGATAAAGCATTAGACTTGAACAAAAAACCAGAAAGAGAAAGGATTATTTCTGAAAATAAAAAAGATAAAATACCTGAAACTACAATAACCGCATTGAATAATGCTGTGAGAATGAATGAAATAGATCCGGACATTGCTAGAAGAGAGTTAACAGTTCTTTTGCCAAGCAAAACGTATATAGGATTAAATCCCTTTACTGGAAGAAAAATCTACATATATGATAAAGACTTCTCTTATTTTATAAAAAAACATGTAACTGATGGGTCTCTTGATATACAGGACCTCATGACAGTAAATACCATATTAGATTATGATATGGCATTTATAGCAGAAGATGGTGAGAGTTATTCATTTGTGAAACAAGCAGAGCGAAAAAATGGGGCTTATGATATTGTTCTTAAATATATTAATGATGAAGAGGAAATTTTCCATTTCAACTATAAGAGTAAAAAATCTGCAGCTAAGAACATAAAAAGACTTAAAAAGAAAATGAGTTTATTGGATGTGAGAAATAAAAATATATTGACTTATTTAGATTTAAATGATTTAATATCAGTAGAAAAGGATAACTGATGTAGAAAAATCGGTCTCGTCTAACACGCCGTATATCTAATTAGATATATGCCGGATGAGGGATGCCCATTCTTAGAAATGGTTCGACCGCCCCTCCAGTTATCCTTTTTAATTGATTATCATTACGCAGATCGACTAAAAGAATAGTCGTTTTTTTATTTTATACAATTTCAAGGAAGGAGAACAACATGGCAAGGGATGATTATCATGTAATTGTTTATCAGATTCTATCCTACCTGTATATGCAGCTAAAGCAAGGCAAGGATATTGATGCATCACTCATAAGACACGACAGTAAATATCTTCAGATCAACAGAAAGTACTGGACTTATGTCATTGTGAATCTGTTGAATGAGGGATATATCAGTGGGATAGTAATTGACCAGGATATAGACGAAAACATAGAAATATACAACCTTGATAAATGTGAGATTACACCAAAAGGAATAGAATACCTTACTGATAATTCAACTATTGAAAAAGCCAAGCGATTTATGAAAGACTTGAAAGACATATTACCGTTCGTATAAGCCGACTATCTAGTCGGTTTTTATTTTGCTCAATTTCAAGAAAGGAGAACCATATGGCTGAAGGATTGAAACCACATCATCACCAGTACTTTGAGTATGACTGTAAAAGTCATTTTGACAGCCGTAGGCACGTCATTGTTAAGAAGGTGACATATATGTGCATGATATGCGGAAAACTCTCACACGAGACATATGAAGAGTACTGTCCGCCTCCCAAGGAAAGAAAACCTAAAGCATTGATGAAATACAGAAGCAGACAGAAGAGCGGTTGATGTTCTTCTTTTTTTTCTGTCTGTCCATAACGTGCATATGACATTAAAAGGTGCATGGATATAACAGTCATACGGACTATAAACGGAGGAATTAAGTTATGGAATACATTAAGAATATGATGCCTTTGAACCTTCAGCTTTTTGCGGAAGAAGGGGAAGAGGGGGAAGAAGATAAAGGCGATGAAGGGAATCCCGATAATGCGCAGTCAGGTGAACCTGAAGATGGTAAAGCTAAAGTAACAACCCTCACAGAAGACGATGTGGACAGAATCGTCCAGAAGAGACTTGCCCGTGCAAGAAAGAAGTGGGATAAGGATCATACGGAAGCCGAAAGGCTTCAAAAGATGACAGATGATGAAAAGAAGCAGTATGAGGAAGACAAGAGAAAAGAAGAACTTGACAATAGAGAAGCAGCAATTACTCGTAGAGAACTGACTGCAGTTGCCAAGGAACAGCTTAATGCTGCAGGAGTTCCAGCAGACATGGCTGACTTCATTGACTACACTGATGCTGATTCCGTAAATGAATCTGTCAAAAGACTCTCTAAAGCATTCAAGGGAGCGGTTCAGCAGTCTGTTGATGACCGATTAAAAGGGAAAGCACCTTTAGACAAGGCAAAAAACAATGTATTGACTGCTGAAGAAGAGAATGCAAGAAAAGCATTCGCGAATGCACTTAAATTTTAGAAAAGAGGTATAGAACATGGCAATTAACACATTACAGTATTCAACTATTTTTCAGACTGAACTAGATAAACAGATGGAGCATCTCACCCTTACATCATGGATGGATGCCAATGCCGGACAGATTAAGTATGACGGTGGTGCAGAGGTAAAAATCCCTAAGATGTCATTAGTGGGCTTAGGAGACTATAACAGAGACGAAGGATATAAACAGGGTGCTGTTACTCTTGAATATGAAACATTCAAAATGACACAGGACCGTGGAAGAAAGTTCCTTCTTGATGCAATGGATGTAAATGAAACTAACTTTGTGGCATCTGCTGGCACTGTCATGGGAGAATTCCAGCGTTTACATGTTGCTCCTGAAGTAGATGCTTACCGTATTTCTAAGGTTGTTTCTGATGTTACAGAAAAGAAATCAGCCAACATCCTAACAACTGCATTGACTGAACAGAATATTCTTTCTGAATTAGAAAAGGCAGCGGATACTATCCGTGATAAAGGATACCAGGGTGATATCATCTGTCATATTACATATGATACTTTAAGATTATTAAAGGAAAAGATGGTAAACAGCAATCTTACATCAGGTAAATTAACTATTGGAAATATCACATTAGACATCTATAAGCTTGATGAAATCACATTCATTCCTACACCAAAGAACAGAATGTATTCAGCTATCACGGTTGATGCTGGAGCAACAAAAGACAAAGGTGGATATACAAAAGGTGATACTGCTAAGGATGTAAACTTCTTAATGGCGCCAATCAATAGTGTTATTGGTGTTACTAAACAGGACAAGACAAGAGTATTTGACCCTGATACTAATCAGGATGCAAATGCTTGGCAGATTGACTATAGAAGATATCATGACTGCTGGGAAAAGGACAACATGCTTGACCTAATCATTGCTAACGTCTCAGCTGGTGCATAATGATCATTGTAAAAAGAATCAACGTTGAAAGGGCCATCCATGAGGATGACCTTCAGCGTTATACAAAACAGGGATATCGTGTCATTGAAGACAAGAAGAATGATGAAGATACTCCTGTAGAAAACAATGAAGTGACGGACCTCAACGATATGACTGTTGACCAGTTAAAGACTATTGCAAAGGAAAAGGGCGTTAGCGGATATTCTAGTCTTGTTAAAAAGGAATTGGTCGCAGTTCTCACTAAGATGCAGGAGGAGTAATCTATGGATCTAGTTGAGATTGTTGCTGAAAGAGCAGGAATGAGTCAGGAACGTGCAAAATTCTATATTGAATTGGCAAAACAGCGTGCTCTTGCACATACGAACCGCACTGTATACATCACTGCAATGGATTTCTGTGTGGCTGATCTAGCATGTGCCATGTACTTCAGAGAGGGCATGGTTGGAGAATCATCACATTCAGAAGGTGGCATCACATCAACTTTTCAGTCTTCCACTTATGAAGATATTCTCTCAACTCTCAACAACTTGAGACTGATTCGTGCAGGAGGAATCGTTCACGAAAAGAAGCCGGAGGGGAACCAATGAGACTTTCAGCGCTTGAGAACTATCCTGTATATGAGCCTGTCATCGAAAAAGATGGTGAAGGTGTCACCACTGAAAAGTGGATCAAGAGAAAATCAATGCTTCTTGAGATATGGCCTGCATCCGGTAAGTTACAGGCTGAAATGTATGGGGAGAGACTGAACTACATTCTTAATATGATTCTTCCTAAGAATAAGGATGATGATTTCAGACCCACTGAAAAGTGGGGTGTGAATGTCTATAATCAGTCAATCAATGAACCGGATTATAGGATCATCAGCATGAAGGAATATAACAGACACTATCTCTATGAACTGGAGAAGATTATTAAATGAGCCTCAATGGTGCTAATGAATTATTTAGAAAGCTTCGTGCTATAGATGCCGTTCTTGAGAATCCAGAACAGGTTCTTGGAAAGGCTGCGGAAACAATCAGAAGTGGTTGCGTTCTTGAATGTCCTGTAAATAATGGTGAATTAAGAAATTCCATTAAGACAAGAGTTGAAAGCGACAAGGGATATGTTTATACAAATAAGGCATATGCTCAATATGTTGAATTCGGAACAGGTCGAAAAGGTGCAGCAGACCATGCTGGAATATCTCCATATGTACATCCTTCTTATACTATGGAACCTTGGTGGACTCTTGAAGAGAAGCTATCAGAAGAAGCAATAAATAACTATCATTGGGTAGTTATCGAGGTTGATGGAAAGAGATATTACAGGTCGGATGGACAGCCTGCACAGCCATTCATGTACCAGGGAGCAAAGAAGACTGAAAAGAAAGCAGTAAAAGATGCTGGTATAGTAATCAGCCAGTTAATTGAAAAGGATTAAAAGCATATGATCAACATTAAAGATAAAGTATATAAGGCTCTGACAGATGAAGGCCTTGAAGTCACTGATATCTATCCTAAGGACTGGGCAAAGCTTCCAGCAGTTCAGTATGTTGAGGAAGATAACAGCGTGGCAGAATGGACGGATGACAAGGAGCAGACATCACATGTCCTTTACAGAATCGAAATCTGGGATACTAAGAGTACATCGGGTACAGCCTTGAAAGTTGATAAGGCATTATCATCAATGGGGCTAAAGAGAGTATCATGCAGAGATATTGATGATGCATCAGGACTTAGACACAAGAAAATGAGTTATGAAGCATTTTATGATAGTGATTACATCTATCACGGTATGTAACTGATAAGGAGGAATTATATAATGCTAGCAAATGGCGCTAAATTATCTTATGACAAGACAAACAAGGGAACTACTTTCACTGACCTTCCAGGGTTGAAGAAGATTCCTGACATGGGTATTGAAAAAGAAAAAGTTGAAAACTCTTCACTTGATGATACAGTTAAGGTCTATGAGTTTGGTATCGGAGACTCTGGAGACCTTGAATATACATTCAAGTATGACAACAGCAAAGCAACATCTTCATACAGATTAATGAGGGAACTAGAAAAAACAGGGGCTACCGCAATGTTCAAGGAAACATTGAAGGACGGCACTACAACTACATTCTCAGGACAGGTCACTGTTAAAAGAGCGGGCGGTGGTGTCAATGATGCTATTGAATTTACTGTTGCAATCGCATTACAGTCTGAACTCACTATTACTGATCCAGCAGAAGCAGCAGCATAGAAAGGAAGATATAGATAAATGGTAGAAAAAACAAAAAGAAAACCGTTTTTGAATACCCACAAACCACAGGTTAGTGAAAATTAAATTTCATAAGCACCGATT